TGCAACTTGGTTGTTGTAATCGACGGCAGGCCATTGTGCGTCAAGTTCGGCTTGTGTAGGTTTTGGTGTTTCGTCTAACCATGTCAAGCCGTCGTAGGTGTCGCCATTTAGCGTCCAAGTTGTGCCGGAATAGTTTGCGGTAAGAATTGCCGAGTAGTCAATCATGCTGATATCTCCATGACAGTAATGGTGCTTGCATAGCGGCCTTGGTAGATGCTGTCGCCGTCGCTGAGAGTTCGGTTGATGTAAGCCGTTCCGCTGTTGTCTCCCGTGTTTAGGGCAAGTTTGTATGTGGTCGCGCTTGTGGTTGCCGGGCTGTCCAAGAAGTTGACTGAGGCTGGGACTACTTGGTCAAGGCTGTTGCTGTCTGTGCTCGTTGTTGCCCGAGGCCTTGTGCTAGCCGCGTCGCCAATACAAATTGCTGTCGAGCCTCTAATTAACTGGATGTTTGCAACACCACTAGAAGTAGCGCTACCAACAACGCTTGCCAATACCAATATTTTGCTAGAAGTTGCTGACGGCGTAATAGTCACTGAAAGCCCTGTAATGTCGGTAAAAGTGTTGGAAGTTGACGCGCTAAAAGTATCTGTTTTAGTAGTACTAACTACTTGCAGCACACGGAACGCGCCGCGCAATGCGTTTTGCTGTGCCGCTGTAAGCACCTGCCCTGCCGTAAACGCCGCTGGAAGTGTGGTGGGTGTTGCCATAAGTGCTCCTTATCCTAAGACATTTTCGGTGTCGATTGTGCCATATACCAGATCATCCAAGATCAGCTCAAACACCAGCGTGGTTGGGCTAGTGAATAGCGTTATGCGATGGCCTGTGGACAGGTCGATCTCATGCTGGATGCCCTCAATCGCCAGTTCTTGCGCCAGTGATGTGATCGTGACCCCACTAGTAAATGACTTTTCTATGGTGATCGTGTTGCCGATCTCAAGGACTGCCACGGTGTCACGCTGGGCATCGGTCAGGGATGCGAACAGGGTTGACACATTGGTGTAGCGCGCCTCTGGCTGGCCTACGAGGAGATAGTTGGCTAGGTCGAGGGCTGCTGTGTCGTTGTGTACTAGCGCGTCGGTGATGGCTGTGGTCTGAATAAAGTAAGTGGCCTGCGATGTCAAGTCTTCGGCGATCTCTGGGGTTGTTGCCCCAGCGTGGGTTACTGATGCGCGGTTGATGACCTGATTGGCCTCAAACGAGATGCCCACATTGTCGTATGGGATTGCTGTGCCGTCATCGTGGAAGTCTGCCGATGATGCTGAGAGCGTGTTACCGATGCGATCTTGAAATGTAAATACCCCGTCGCGCGAGATAAAGATGCGCCCCTGCACCGACTCGTTTATCTTGGCTGTGTAGGCAGCGACCGATGTGCCGTTGGGGACGGTGTATGCAGCTGCGCCGCCAAGGGTAATTGTTGATGTCTCAATGTTCTGTTCACCCGGCAGCTGAAACGCATTGACCTCAGGCAGAGCAAGTAGGGCGACTAGTCGAGCGCTGGCAAGTTGCTCGGTCACATTGAACTCGTTTAGGTAGGTCTGGCTGAGCAGATAAAAGTCATCAGCGCAAGCAACCGAAACTGTGTCGAGGCCGCCAAGATTAAAGTTGTAGTTGTAATCAACGATGTAGCCGTTGAACAGTTCCTCGCCTTCACGCGTCAGCACAACTTTACGCATAGGTGCTAGACCCGGCACAGCCTCGTCGGTGTTGAAATAGGGCGATAAAGTATCGAACGGATTGAAAATCCCGCCCGTGAAAGTGTCGTTAAGATCAAAGCTCATTGTTCCAGCAGTGAACTGGTCGCCTATGTCTCTGCGTCCACGGAACACGCTGATGCCTGTAGCGCCGTCAATAACGGATGCAAACTCTGTCGTACCGTCCAGCACATATTCAGTCGAGTCCAGCAAGCCCTTTACTGGGTCGTCAAGCGTGAACGCGTCTACGAGGAAGCCTGTAGCGATCTGTAGGTCGTAAGACCCTGACTGGACGATCGTGGCAGCCATTAGGCGACCTGTATTTGTGCTGGGCCGTCTACTCGGTTCATGGCTTTAATGCTGTTTACTACAGCGCGCCCGATGTCTGCTGATGTGGCTAGACCGCCGTTGACATTGACTGTGATCGGTGTGCCACGCTCGACCATGAACTGATCAAACAGGCTGGAGAAGTCTGCTGCGTTGCCTGTGATGCCGTAGTTGCCGCCCATGTTGCCTGCATAGTTCTTGCTTAGGTCTAGGACGCTTGAGGACTTGCCACCGCCGCCACCTGCAGCTGGGGCTGGGGCTACTAGCGCTGACTCGATCATTGCCATAGGGCTTGAGCCGATAGAGCCTGTGCCGCCTTCACGGGCTGCGCCACCGCGTCCAGATGCGCCGCTAGTGATCGCGTCTAATGTTGGCAAGGCTGTGTACTCAAGCATTGGCACGAGCGGGATCAGGTCAATGCTGACACCCGGTATGACATTGAGCGCGTTAATCAGTTGGTTTAGTCCAATGATCGCCGCGTTAATAATTTGGTTGATGCCGTTGGCAACTACCTTTACCGAGTTGTACACGCCGACAGCAAACTGCTTAAACGGCAGCATAAACTCGGCAATTGCTCGAGGGCCTTCGCGGTACAGCTCGTACAGCGCGGCGAGGGTAATCATGACTACGCCTAAGCCTTTAGCCAGCACACCAGCCGATAGCGAGACCGTGGTGAATGATCCTGCCAGCACAGCGTTGGCTGCCGTAATAACGATCTGTAAGGCGTTGTAAGCCTTCATAGCAATGTTGGCGGTAACTATGGCTGCTGTCATGGCTGCGATAGCGCCGATCACAATAAGCAGTGCCTTGGTGTTGTCTTGCAAGAATGTCGTAAAGTCCAGCACATAGGGCAGCAGTTTCTCCATGACGGGAATAAACGCCGCGCCGATGCTCTCCTTCAGTTCGTCCATCTGAATGCCGAAGTTCTTTAGACCGCCTTCAGCACTATTGGCAAAGGTCTCAGCTGCGCCGCCCACCGAATTGTTAAGCGCCTGCATGATCTCATCGGCAGTCGATGTTGATGTAATCACACCTTTAAGCGATGGGTCTAATTTGATAAGCGCAGCTACTTGACCGTTAAGAGCTTTAGAGACCGCGACGCTGGCAGATTCCATGTCAATGTTTTTGGCTGTAGCCAGATCGGCAGTGACCGCCATTGCTTTTTGGGACAACTCAAGCGAGCCTGTAGCGCGCACAAGGTTTGCCAACGCTGGGCGCAGCTGATCGTCAGCCATAGCGGTCTGCTTACTAAACGCGCTAATGGACTGCTCTACCGCCTTAATTTGTGCATCTGTGGCTTGTGTCGTAACCCGTAACTGGCGAGCCAACTCGAGCTGTGCAGCTTCATCTTCCATTGCTGCTTTTGTGGCTAGACCGATGCCAGCAGTTAAAGCACCGAGCGCGGCAGTGGCAGGCAGAAACGCTTTTTTAAGTGCAAAGCCTGTCTTTGCACCTACGCCGTCAAGCTGCTGAAACTGTTTAATGGCTTTGTCAACGCCGCCGCCTTGAAACTCGCTGATGATGGGGATAGACAGTGCCATTAGTTCAGGTCTTTCTGTATTTGGTTAATGGTTTTGAGCACCATTTTTTCCATTTCGCCCTCAATACCGCGTCGAGCTTTATAGACCGCTGGGCCGATTAGTCGAGTCCTACCCGGCATCGCCATAGCAAAGCCGCGCTCAGAGCTGACCGAGTCAAGTGATGTGCCTAAACGGTTTGTGTCTTTACGGCCTGCACCCTCAAAGACTGCTGTCGCTGGGTTCTTTTGCTCTATCAAAATTACGCCTACAGCGTTGCGTCGAGTATCGAAGCGCATCTTTACGCCTGACTGTGCCCCCGAGATCGTGAAGGGGAATATCTTGCGGCCTCGATCAGACCACTTGCGCGCCATGCCTGACAATGGAAACTGGCTGTATGCAAGTTTTGCAGCCTGGATTGCTGGCTGTGCGATCGCTGTTGCTTCAGCCTTAAAGTCTTTTTGCAGCTGCGGGTCAATCTTGCGTAGGGCGTTAATCGTTTCTTTAAGACCGACTACTTCGACGCTGTGAGAGACAGGCATGATTACTTCTTACGGTGCATCTGCTCAAGCACATAGGTGACAGTGTTCAGGTCTCGCATAGTGAACTCGATCTCCTTTGGCCAGAAGCCTGTTAACGCTAGGACTTCGCAGAGGCTTCGCCGCCAAGTCCCTCGATGAAAGGGGTCTCGTCTGCTACCTCGTTGATAGGTGTAATGGTCATGTCAGGGTTTTCGGCAACCCACTCGCGCCAGTTGGCTGGCACTTTGTCTCCAGCAAGTTTGCAAAGAGTAAAAGCCCAGCAGCACATGTCGCTAAAGCCAATGCCTTTGCCGTCTGCTGATCGACGGTTCTCTGTTCGTTCCCAGTCAACAATGGCAAGCATGTTGGTGGTCATCTCACGCGCTGGCTTACCGTCGCCAAGGTCAATAGATAGTTTGACTTTCATTGTTTCTCCTTTGTCGGGCAAGGCTCCGCTTGTGCGGTCTCGCTACTTGTAATTCTCAGCGGCTGGTGCCGCGAGATCATGCGACGGCTTTAGTTAAAACGCCACCGCTAAATGTCAGGTCGATCGTGGACAGTTCGCCGAGCGAAGCGTTAATCGGTGTATGTGCCGACAAGAACGCGCCCGTCAAAGTGTACGAAGGGTTCGCAGCACCGACAGCCGATGAAGATGGCTTTAAGACAAGCGTCGTGGTTGTGCCCACAAGGCTGTAAATGCTGGCTTCAGTCTCGCTTGCTGCGTAGCTCTGATAAAGAGTTACGGTCACGGTGTTCGAGTACAGACCCGATGTGAACGACCTTGATGTATTTGAAAATGTCGTATTTTCAAGTTGTTCCGACACATAGTTGATGACCGCGCTTGTGCACTGATCGGACAAGTCAACCGAGTTGATCGTGATGCTTGGGTTAGAAAGGTAAGTGCTGCTGATAGCCATGTCTATTGCTCCTTGGGTTCTGATTTGACTTTAGATGATTTCTTTGCAGTGTCGGTGGATATCAGGCCGCCGTCGAGCAGTGCGTCAATGTTGACACCTTCCTCTGGGATGAACTGATCGCCCGGGGTTCCGAGGCGTGGGCTGATGATGGTGTACATGTTTCTCCTTATGCGCTTTGTGCTTGTATGCCACAGTCAAGGTCGTAACACGGGAAGAGCTGCCCACCAATTTCTAGGTTGCTGGGACGGCCTGCCATAACGATGATCGGACTGAGTAGAACTTTGCTGACGATGTCGAGGATCGAGCGCAGCACTGGTAGGCCTGCTGGCCCTGATCCGATGACCTTGATCGGGAAGTCCATGCGGATGATGTTGCCATTGCCTGCGATAGTCGTAAAGGATGGCGCGTCAATGTAGACACAGTTAGGCACAAGTTTTGTGGGGTCGTTTACTACTCGCAGGCCAGTGACCGCTGTGAGTGTGGTCGTCAGGCTGTCAATAGCCCCGTTGAGAGCGTCTGTGTAAGCCATTAGGCGCAGGCAGGCCTGTCGATGCCTAGCAACTGTTTAACGATCGGTGTGAGGCTCTGCTGAGGCGCTGTGCCCATTCCGTCAAAGGATGCGAAAGTGTTCTCAAGCGAGCCACGGCTGCGCCAGAGGGCAGCGCAGTACATGAGTGTTCCGAGCGTGGCATCCCCACCCGGACTAGTTGTGAGACTGTCAATGTAGCCAGCCTCTTGCCTTCGACGATATGCGAAGTCATTGCCAGCAGATACGGCCTGAGTGATCAGCGTGTAATCGTCAGATGGGTTGGTGATCTGTACGCCAAGGTAGGTGACGAGCTGTGCGGCAGTGACCCATGTGCATGTCTGGGTGTAGGTGACTGTGCCAGTTGCGGCAACGCGCTCAACATTGTCAGCGACTTTTGTGTACAGCACCTGATTAGCGATTGGCACATTTATGTCATAAAGCAGATCGCCCTCAGTGTCTATACCGATGTATAGATACTGGGGCAATGCGCGAACAGTGTAAGTGCCGTTAAATGTTGCATCAACTGATGCGACTGTGATGGATTGACCGACTGCAATTTCCGATGGGGTCAGTAATTGCAGTACGGCGTAATCATCCAGTAAGTACTTTTGTGTAACGCTGTAAACAGCCATGAGCGGATGCTCCGCTCTCGACTAGGCCTGTGTGATCTTGCGGATCATTCCAGAGATTGCAGCGAAGGTCGATACATAGCCGTGGAAGGACATGTTGCGTCCCAACACTGATGGCTGCTCGACGCTCATGAGGCCACGAATGGACTCGTAGAACTCGTAAGCATCGCCTTGACCTTGACCTACGCGGGTGATGATCATGGTCTTTGCAGCGAAGTTGCTGTCAACTACAAGCTGCAAGCCGAGTGGGTTGCCGTTCCATGATGTTGCGCTTTGCGATCCTGCGGCGTTGTATCCGCTGAGACCGTTGGCGATCAACGGGAAGATTTGACGGCCCGTTGTATCTGCGAGCTGGCCCAATTGCGCCCAGACATCGACGGAAACGAACATGTGGGTTGGCAGCCAGTTGCGGTTGCTTGAGATGTCGCTTGCTGCGTCGTATACAGACTTGAGCAAGTCGGCAACTGTTCCGTCCCAGACACCAGATGATGTTGCTGCGGTGAGCATGTTGTCTGCTGCCAAGTTGTCAGAAGCGATCATGTATTCGCCCATCAAGTCATTCAAGATCAGCTGCATTGCGGCAGGCGAAGTGAAGTCGATGTCCTGTACGGAAAGGGTTACTTGTCCAGCAAGTGTGGTCTTGCTGATCGAGTTGGACGCGATGACCATGGTTGTTGCTGATGCTGCACCCAATTCTGATTGCGATGCGACGCTGGTGTGCGTGGTGATCGTTGGACGAATAAAGGTTTTTGATTGTCCACTGTCTGGGTAAGCGCGAGCGCCGACTGCTTCTACGACTGGACGCAAGAAGTTGAGGTCTTGTACCAATGGCCCGAGGACTGGAACTGGCAAGAGACCCGGTGTATCGGTCGTGATGACATCGCCTGCGGCTGCTTCAAATACTGTGCGCTTTGATGCGGTGTATTCTGCAACTGCTTTGTTCATGTTGTGGAAAGTGTCGCCACCAATGTGGTAGGCAGCCATAAACTCGCCTGCGTTTGGCAACTTAAACTCGCGTTTTGCTTGTGCTGGAATTGCAGCGGTTGGAATGGTTGCCTCGACTGCTGGGACTGTTACTTCTGACATGGGTTCTGTCTCCTCTGTGGGTTCTTGTATTTCATTATTATCGGTCTCTTCGGGTTCGTGGTGGATACTTGCAGCAATATCTGTGATGACTGCTCCAGCGAAGGCTGGGACTGGCACCATGGACAACTCAATCCAGTCGGCAGCAAGGACGGTAATTGAGCCGTCATCGTTTGCTCGAGTCTTTGTTGGGTTTACGCCAACAGATACCGAGTCAAGAACACCGTCAAGGGCAAGCTGCAAAGCCTCGTCGCCTGCTGCGGTCTTGCTGATCTTGGCACTAAACAGCATGCCTTCAGCGGTGTCGACGCGCTCGGTGACA